TTCTGTTAGTCTGTAAAAACCTTACGAGATGTAAGTTTCCTCCCTAAACTCGGAGCCGACTTAATTGCGGCTTCGCTTTTTTTCGTGTATGCTAGTGTTACCCTGACAGATCCAGTGTGGATCTGACATTAGCCACGACAGGAGTAACTCATGGCGACAACTACTTTCTCTGGTCCTATTAAGGCCGGAACAATCAAAAACACAACTGGCACAACACACGGTTCAGACGTTTCTAATGTCGGTTTCGTTAAGATGGCACAAACTGGTTCATGGACTCAGTCCACCACTGCCGCTGATACAGGCATTACAATTCCTGCCAACAGTCAGATCACAGAAATTATCGTAAACATCACCACAGCTACCGCCGCCGCTAACATCAGCATGGGCACTAACAGCACTTCAACAAACCTCTTCACTGGTTTGGCTGCTGGCACCGCTGCGAATGTTTTCAAGTATGGTTCTACTGGCACGATTGCAGATTCTGACGTATGGGCAGACATTGGTGCTACTGATGTTCCGATCTTCATTGATTTTTCTGCGGGTACATCAGGTGCGGGTTTTGTAACTGTTGAGTATGTTCAAAACATCAACAATGCTTAATAGGAGGGCATTATGGCTGCTTCTATTTTTGCCAAGACAGCAACGGCGACTGGTACTTTAAACGGTGGCAGAACTCGTCTGAAGGCGTTTTATGTAAAGACCGCGTCTAGTGGCTCTCCACAGGTCGTATTTAAAAACGGCAGTGGTGGTGCGACCCTGTTAGACATGGTGTTTAATACTTCAGATGATACGCAAGTCAGTATTCCTGATCATGGGATGATTTTTGATGATGAGTGTCATGTGACTCTGACGAACATCACATCAATTACGGCGTTTTTTGGCTGATGGCAGGCTCTGACCTAAATGCAAAGACACTATCGGCGTCAGGAACAGTCGTTGCAAGACCTGCGCGTCTTGTGGCGGTGCATTACATGGGTCATACGTCAACAGGTACAATAGAGTTCAAAGACGGGGGAGCTTCTGGCACCTCCGTCTTTACGCTACATGTAAAAAGTAATGATTCGGGTGATTTAAGTCTTCCCGCTGAAGGAGTAAAGTTTAACACTGATATATACGCCGTGATGACAAACGTCACCAGTGCGGCGTTCTTTTTTAAGTGAGACAATAATGGCTCGTGCTCCTAAAAAAATGCCAAAGCGCAACAAGAAGAATTTCCGGTCTACCGAGTCTGGTGCTGGAATGACTAAGGCTGGTGTGGCTGCGTATCGTAGAGCTAACCCTGGGTCTAAGCTGAAGACTGCGGTTACTGGAAAAGTAAAAAAGGGTTCTGCCGCTGCAAAACGGCGTAAGTCTTACTGTTCTAGGTCTGCTGGACAGATGAAGGCGAATAACATTAGCTGTAAGAAGACGCCTAAGAAACGTATTTGCGCAGCTCGGCGGAGATGGAAATGCTAAACAAAGTTTTAATTGCTATTGTTGGTTTCTTTTCAACTCTGTCAGTTGGCTTCATTGGCTGGGTTGGTATTAGCATCGTTGAGTTAAAAACAGAAGTAGCTGAGACGCATGGTAAAGTTGCGGCCAATTATGAGATGATAAAGCCTATGTGGGAATCATTTATATCGGAGAAGAGCGTTGGCGATCTCGCGAAGTTCTATACCACAACAGATAACTAAAGGTGGGACAATGGCAAAAGATGCATGTTACCGAAAAGTTAAAGCAAGATATAAGGTCTTTCCGTCAGCGTATGCTTCAGGAGCGATTGCTAAATGCAGAAAAGTTGGAGCCAAGAACTGGGGAACTGGAGGAAAGAGTAAAACATCTAAAAGAAAGAGTAGCTCTTCTAAACGCAAAGGTAAGACCTACTGATGGCTGATACAAAACCAAAAAGAAAGTTTAGAGGTAAACCAGTTAAGGGAACCGCCGTGGCTCGAGGTTGTGGTTGTGTTTTGCCTAGACGCCGGAAGAGAACTAAAGGTTCGGTGGAGCAGTCTTAATGGCAGTTCGTAAGACAAAAAAGGGTGCGTCACTCAAACGATGGTTCAAAGAAGAGTGGAAAGATGTACGCACTGGCAAGCCTTGTGGCAGAAAGAAGGGTGAGAAACGTGGTGTCCCTTATTGTCGCCCGTCTAAGCGGGTTTCATCCAAAACGCCAAAGACAGCCAGCGAATTGTCTGCAAGCGAAAAAAAGAGTAGGATATCTCAGAAGAAGCGTTTGGGTCAGCCTGCTGGTAAGCCTAAAAGAGTTAAATCCGTTAGAAGGAGAAAAAAGTCATGAAGGGCATGAAAAAGGACAAAAAAGGCTACAAGGATGGTGGCATGGTCAGTCCACGCAAAGCCATGGCTATGGGTTATCAGATGGGTGGCAATGTAGATGTAAAAAGAGCGCAGCTATTTGCGCAAAATCTTGGAAACATGATGCAGGGTTCTGTTCCTACACGAAAGCCTAGAGGAAGAATGTAATGGCAACGTCTGGGTCAAGAGATTTCAACCTTGATGTCTCTGACATTATCGAAGAGGCTTATGAGCGGTGTGGACTAGAGGTTCGCACCGGCTATGATGCTCGTACTGCGCGGCGGTCTATGAACTTGATGTTTGCAGATTGGGCGAACAGAGGCATAAACCTCTGGACAGTGCGGCAAGCCACGATAACTCTGACCCAAGGACAAGCCACTGAGACACTAACCTCCGATGTGGTGGATTTACTTGAAGTTGTCCTGCGCCGTAATGGTACAGACTTTGACATAAACAAGATTAGTCGTGGCGAGTATTTATCTGTGCCGACTAAAACAACCACAGGGCGCCCGTCTCAGTTCTACTTTAATCGTCAGGTTTTGCCTCAAATTACCATGTGGCCTACACCTGAAAACAGCACTGATCAGATTGTTTACTACTACATCCGGCGTCTTGAGGATGCAGATGCGTTAGTCAACGATGTAGAACTGCCGTTTCGTTTCTTGCCTTGCGCTGTTGCAGGGATGGCGTACTACATTGCTTTGAAAAAGGCTCCAGAACGGATTCAGTTGCTAAAAACGGTATATGAGGAAGAGTTCCAGCGTGCCGCAGACGAAGACGAAGACAGAGTTTCATTGAAGCTGCAACCTAGTATTCAGTATTTGAGGGTCTAATGGGCAATTATGCGTCTGGAAAAGATGCTTATGGAGTATCGGATCGTTCCGGCTTTCGTTATCGCTTGCGGGATATGAAAGTTGAGTGGAACGGTCTAAAAGTAGGCTATGACGAATACGAACCAAAGCATCCACAGCTTGAACCTAGACGCAAGGTTATAGATCCGCAAGCTCTCCGTGATCCGCGCCCAGATCCAACGATAGTTGTAAGCAGATCAATTCAGTATGGTTGGAACCCTGTGGGTTTGTATGATAACGGTGGGCTGAACACCAATGATCTAGTTGGGACGGGTGCCGTTGGCAGCGTTACGGTGATAACATGAGTTTTACATTTAATGAGCTGAAACAAGCCATACAGGATTATTGCGAGAATCAAGAGACGACTTTTGTTAACAATCTGGACATTTTTATCACCGAGGCAGAGGAACGGGTTCTAAAGAGTGTGGGACTTACGTTTTTCCGCCGCAATCAAACAGCCACACTGACACAGAACAACCAGTTTTTGAACTGCCCTGCCGATTTTCTGGCTCCGTTTTCGTTATCTGTTACAGACGCCTCCACGAGTGACAAAACCTTTCTGTTGTACAAGGACATTAACTTTTTACAAGAATACACTCCAGATGCCACAACGACTGGGTTTCCGAAGTATTATGGGTTCTTTGATATCACTAACTTCTTGATTGCGCCTACGCCAAACGCAAATCTGGCAGTCGAACTACACTACTTCTATCGCCCTGCCAGCCTTACGGCTCAAGCAGGAGGCGGAACCACATGGTTGAGCACGAATGCTCCAATGACGCTTTTGTATGGATCATTAATTGAGGCATATACATTTATGAAGGGTGAACCTGACATTCTTCAAAACTATACTCAACAGTTTCAGCAGGCTCTTCTGCGTCTCAAGAACTTCGGTGAAGGTCTTGAAACATCTGACGCATATCGTGAAGGTCTTGTTGTTAGGGAGAAAACCTAATGTTCAAAATGAATTTTGATCTACCGGATACTCCCGTAGTAAACGTGAAGACTACAGAACACCGAGGTTTTACCCCGGAAGAGGTCGCTTCACGCTGTGCAGAAAAAATTATTTCTGTGTCGGATACAGCTCACCCCGGTATCCGAGATCAAGCAAACGCTTTTAAGGGTCATATTGAAAAAACGATAGCCTTTTATATGCGTGAAGCTATTCGTAGTGATCGTACTACGATATACAATGCATTAGCGGATGCTGGGCATCCAGAACTAGCCGAAGCTATAAGGAGACTGTAATGGCTATAACACAAGCAATGTGTACCTCTTTTAAGGTGGAACTGCTTCAAGGCAAGCACAACTTCACCGCATCGTCAGGTCACACTTTCAAACTAGCACTTTTCACAAGTTCTGCTTCTATTGGGGCGGCAACTACTGATTATTCTACCTCTAACGAGGTTAGCGGTACAAACTACACTGCTGGCGGGGCTAACTTGACAAGCGTCACTCCAACATCATCTGGCACAACTGCCTTTGGTGATTTTGCAGATTTGACGTTTTCAAACGCTACTGTCACAGCTAGGGGCGCGATTATCTATAACAGCACGACTGCGGGTGGTTCAAGCACCACAGACGCCGTTGTAGTGTTGGATTTTGGTGCAGATAAGACATCTACTGCCGGTGATTTCACTATTCAGTTCCCAACCGCTGACGCGAGTAACGCGATCATCCGTATCGCCTAACGGAGTCCGTTATGGCTAACATTACGGGTTGGGGTCGAGGTACATGGGGATCAGGGGCGTGGAACGAAGCTGTTCCTGTCGCTGTAACTGGTATTGCGGCAACAGGTGGTGTTGGTTCTGTAACGGTTACGGGCGTTGCAAATGTTGCTGTAACAGGCGTAGCTGGAACTTCGGCGCTAGGTAGCGTTGCAGTCTCCGCAGCCGCGAATGTGCCGACTACTGGCCTCGCCGCTACAGCAGGTGTTGGTTCTGTTACTGTTAGTGCCGCCGCAAACGTGGTTCCAACAGGTGCCGCCGCTACAGGTGCCGTGGGAACTGCCACAGTATCTGCGGATGCTAACGTAAGTGTTACAGGTGTCGCTGGAACTTCGGCGGTTGGTTCTGTCACTGTTTCCGGCGCGGCAGATGTACCTGTTACGGGTCTTGCCGCTACAGGTGGTGTAGGCTCTGTTTCTGTCGTAGCAGAAGCAAACGTAACGCCGACAGGTATCGCCGCTACAGGAGCGGTTGGTTCCCTGACTGTTACCGGTGAGGCAAATGTTCCAACTACGGGTATTGCTGCTACAGGTGGTGTAGGCAGTGTTACGGTTCAGGCAAACGCTGATGTAGGTGTTACTGGTCTTGAGGCAGAAGCTAACGTAGGTAACGTACAAGTCGGCGTCAGAGTCACCGTTCCTACTACAGGATTGCAAGTTACCGGAAATGTTGGTACTGTAAGCGTAAGCGCAGATTCAAATGTCAGTCTGACAGGCGTGTCTGCCACAGGACAAGTAGGTACTATATTTGTGTGGGGTCAAATAACCCCGAATCAAACGCCGAATTGGACTGCTGTTTCACCGTCACAATCACCAGGCTGGGGCGCGGTTACGCCTTCGCAGTCACCTAATTGGACGGATATTGCGGCATAGGAGACCATAATGGCGAGTTCATTTACTACCAACTTTGCGATTGAGAAGCCAAACACAGGCGAACAATCTGGTACATGGGGTGATACCACCAACTTTAACTTTGATCTGTTTGATCGGTTGGCGGGTTACAAGTCTATAACACTATCAAATACGTCCTCTACTCTTACTGTACGTCCGTCATCACCTTCTCAAGGGTCAAGTAACGTAGAAGACGGAATGTATCGCGCTATTAAGTTTGTAGATGGCGGCGATATTGGCGGCAACGTAACTCTTACGGTAGGCCCGAACACCTCTTCAACATTTTTCTTGTTTCAAAACGCGCTTTCTGGCAGCCGTGACATTGCTGTTACGCAAGGGTCAGGAGCGAATGTAACTGTTGCTAATGGTCGTTCTGCTATTGTTTATTGTGATGGTGCGGGTTCTGGCGCGGCGGTTGTGGATATAGGCAACCTTCTCAGTACATCAAGTGCTAAGATCACAGGCGGCACAATTACAGGAATTACTGATCTAGCCGTTGCGGACGGTGGCACGGGTGCTAGTTCTGCTTCTGCCGCACGGGCAAACTTAAACGTAGATGAGGCTGGGTCAGCAGTCGCACTAGCTATTGCACTGGGGTAACAGATGGCAAATACATTTTTAAGTCAGACACAAACAGCGGTGGGGACGAGCGGTCTTAATATTTATACTTGCCCATCTTCAACGCAAACAACGGTTATTGGTCTTTCTTGCGCTAACATTGTTAGTACACAGGTCACTGTGGACGTACAGCTTCTGGCAGCAGGTCGCACATCTGGTGCGGAAGATAACGTATTTTTGGTGAAGGATGCACCGGTTCCGGTAGGCGGCAGTTTGGTTGTTGTTGGCGGGGATCAGAAGGTGGTCATGGAGCCGGGGGATATTATCAAGGTGATTTGTGACACGGCGTCTGGTGTAGACGTTGTGATGAGCCATCTGGATATAACATAAGGGGTAGCTGATGGCGTATCAGGGTAATAAACCAGCCGTAAACTATCAGGCGGTTAAGGCTGTTCAGCAGTTTAACGGTGACGGTAGCGACACTACGTTTACGCTAAACACTACGGTGTCTTCTAAGCAGGACATTCTGGTTTCTGTTGACGGCGTCATTCAGGACGCCGCTTCTGCATATACGGTGCCGGATGGC